CAGGTGGAGAGTCATAAGAACGGTTTTATCAGTTACGATGTCGTCGCTCTTTCTGACTATGACTTTGAAATCATGCCAAAAGTTATTAGTCTTTCGGTACGGATTCAAATCACCTCCTTCAAGATCAAGATCACTACTGTTTTCAAAGAACTCTCTTTCTTCAGGTGTCAAAGGATTCTTCAGTCTCCCCGTATCCTTGTCTAACGGGACTTGAATACCAATACTGGTGTGATCATACATGAACGATCCAGAGTGTCCATCTGGAAGCCATTTCCCACTTCTGAGAATTGGCTTCACATGGACTTTGGTGTTGGGCAGACTAAATACCTTTACCTGTTCTACTGGTGCTTCTTCAACTTTTGGTTTTGGAGCAACAATAGGTTTTTCTTCTACTACGGCAGTTTTCTCTTCTGCCTTAGCAGGTTCGCCTTGTTTTTTAGCCATTTTCTTCTTCTTTTAAAATGTCAATGAACGTATAAAAATAAGCACTATCACCCTTAAAGGATGATAGGCTTGTAAGTTGCAGTACGAGTGGGATCGTAAACGATAGCTCCACCAGTGTATGCTCTGTGCTCGGTCCAAGCATCCTTTGGATTACTCATAATCCGGTTGGTTTTCCCGATAGTGAATGGGTCTCTCAGTCCGGGTTCGTATCCACGGATGTCACCAAACTTCGCAAGGGCAACCTTTTGAATGTTAGGCTTTCCATCGGAAGTACCCATGTTAAGAATCTCATAAACACGACTCTCAGCGAGTCCTTGTCCACCGGGATAGTAAATCTTGTTCCTTGCGAAGTCATCTTTCAGAGCATCGTGAACAATGTTCACCTTGATCCCGTTGGGACCAATATACTCTAAGAACTGACCACGGAATCCCATTGGAGCCATAGCTCCGGTAACTCCCTTTCCACCGGAATAAATCCTGTAGTTATCCCTTGCAGGAGTGTACAGTGCGGTGTAATCTTCGAGAGCCTCATGGAATTGATACATTCCCCACTCTCCTGTGAGTACAGTCACTTCACGCTGACCCATCACAATCTTACCAACGGTAAGGTCGAGAAGCATCTCAGTGAACTTCTTGATGTCGAAGGAGTTGTAAGTATTGTAGTTGGCAGCTTCCATTTGCTGCTTAATTCCAGCACCCATTTGCAGGATACGACCTGATTTCCCACGCTGCAAATACTTACCATCACTGGTCTTGTTAGTGGTGGAGTACATGATCATGTGGTTGATCTCATCCTGATACTGCATTTCCAGCTCGTATGAACGGTAATCCATCCAAGTAGTCATCATACGCTTCGATACGGGATCGACCCATGAGAACTTGACAGGACGTTCGATCATGTTTCCGGGAATGGTATCTTGCATCCGGAGCATGGTAAAGGCGTTCATCATCTTGTAAGGGAAGGTATAATGAACTCCACCACCCTTAACTGACAATTCTTTCTCAACAGGTGAGAAGTCCTTGCTAAAACGCTTTCCTGCAACGATTTCATCGTAAGGAATAAACAGAGTCTCATCTCCTGTATTCAGACGACACCTGTACCTCCAAAGTCCACCAACGTTAGTCGGGTCTTCGAGGATCAAAATTGGATATACTTCAAGACGTTCACCGACAATCTGGTTTACATCTGTGAAATATGCCTCATGGAAATACAGATAGAAGTCTGCAAAATTCAGACCTGCCTGATTTCCAGCAACAACTGTAGTACCGAGAGTAATCTCAGCTTTGGCAAGAGGAATATTTTTCTTACCATTAGTGGTAATATCCCACGTAAAATCGTCATCCGATTGTAGAGTCAGAGTGGGAAACTGGTTCAAATAAGCATTGACAGTCGCACCAAGATTCGCTTGATGAATCATGGTTGCAACTTTAGACGCTTGTTGAGGCTCTATCCCGAACCTGTAACCCAAGTGCGACTTGGTTACGAGACCAGTGATGTCCTCTGATTCATAAAGTTGAAATGGTGAAATTCTCATTGTTTTACCTTTTTAAGGGGGTTAAAATATTTTTATAGTCGCCTGAAGGCTTTTTCAAAGTCATCAAGCTCATCCTCAGTTTGATGAGGAACTTTCGCTTTTCCTGCAACTGGTTTCTCTCCGGACTCAAAAATAGTCCTCATTTCATCAGTTGCTTTGGTCTTCTGAACCTTTGCTATTTTACTAAAATCAGGTTTCATCTGACCTTCATCGTCTATGTTAAAGAGACCGAGAGAATGATAATAATGAAGCATCATCTCGAAAGCATCCGGATTTTTAGTCCTTGTGTGCATAACAGGGTTGAGAGGATTTCCATTTTCGTCTTTTGCAATCGGAACAGTCATGGACTTCATGATCTTTTCCCTTGTAGGTTTGGTCAATTTGATTCCGGGAATAATCTCCGGAGTATTATCAACTGACCTTTTCATCCTTGCAACACGCTGACGGATACCATCTTGTCGAGCATTTTCGGCTGCTGTCGCTCCTGCTTCCATATCATCCATCGACTTCTTATAAGCCTTTGGAAGTGCTGCAAGAGCTTTCTTTGCTTTTGACTCAAGATTCTCAAGAGCTTTGTAACCGTCGATTTCCTCAGAAATCTCCTCTTTTGTAAATCCTCTTAACTCAAGAGCTTTGCTGACGAGGTCTACTTGAAGTTTCTCATCCTCAGCAAGGTCTTCTTCCTTAACCTTAGAGTACTTATCGTGATTGCGTTTAGCAACACTGTACTCATCAACTGGAAGACCTTTATCCTTAGCCTCATAAAGATTACGATCTTCATCAGTTAAGGTCTCTTTGTAACTCTCAACCCCTGCTCGAATTTGTTCTCTTACAGATATGATTGAGAGTTCCCTAAGAGCAGCAGCTTCATCTCCTTCATGTCTCTCCTTCAGCGTAGTCCAGTCTTCGTCAGTAAATTCGAGAAAGACTCCCTCGTTGGCTCTGTCTCGTGCGAAGGCTAAATATGGTGAAGAAGAAGAATCGCTCGAACCATCCTTCGAGGGAGTCCTTTTAGTCTCTTCACTTTCAGTCTTGTCAATGAACTCTTGTTGTTCTTCTGCCGAAGCAGCTTCAGTATCTTCCGATGGCGTATCGTCAATCTCGAATGATCCATCATCGTAAATTGAGGGTGTTCCTTCTTCAGGTTTCTTCTCAACTTTTGGTTTCTCCTCAGTAGTCTCTACTACTGGTGTTTCCTCGGTATTGACTTCGATTAATCCATCGCCAACATTCATTCCGAAGAGTTGATCTCTTTGGTCTTCTTCAGTTTTAGCCATTTCTATTCTTCTTTTACAAAGTTAATTTTACAAAAAACCTAACACAAGTTATTAGATATATTTCTTATTTTGCTATAGCCTTAACAGGCTTTTGAGCAGCCTTCTTCTTATCAATTTGCTCAGTAGCTTTGTTGTGACGGACAGTTTCAGAGTGTTTTTTGTCCTCAAGACTATACTTTTTATTCATCTCTTCCCAATCTTTTTTCAGCTTCTCAATGGTTGCACGAGCTGCATCTCCGGAGTCACCTCTGGAATCTGCACCGATCTGAGCAACAGTAATATCAGTCTCACTATTGACAAAAGTCTTCTGCATATCAGCTTCACGATCAGCTTGAGCACTCTGAGCCTGAGCCTGAGTAGCTTCTCTCTGAGCTTCAATAGCTTGTTGCTGTTGCTGATCCTGACGTTGAATGGACTCTTCTTCATAAGTCTCAATCTTTCGTCTGATAGATGACATTGAATCTGACAGATAAATATCCATCAGACCTGAGAAGTTGATCTTATCGTTCTGAAGACCAGCCTGAGCAAGTTGCTTCATGGTTGCAATCAGTTCAGCATCATTGGTAGCATTGGAAATCATGATACCATAATCCGCTTCATTGAACTGCTGACCGTCAATCTCAGTTATAATCGAAGCCATCTCATCTGAGATGTACTGTAATTTCTCATTACTCTTATTTCTCCAAGCATACTTTGCAGTCTCTAAGAGAGTTTCAAGAACTCTGAGTTTGGTATTATCGTGCATCATAAACCATTTCTCTGTGATGTGGCTGGACTGAGTCACAGCACGTTCTACACCACCAACAGTTTCACGATTATCAATTTGTCCTTGACGCTGTTGAGTAACACCAGCAATCTCACCGAGTTCACGTTTAATGAAGTCAAGCATCATTACGTGTTGCTGAATATAGCTACCCATCTCAAGGTCAAGCACTTTCGAGTTCTGATTAAGTTGTCCTGCAATCTTTCCTGTAGCAGCACCTTTGTTACCTTCTTTAAAAGGGTCTTCAATCGCCCATCCAAGAATCTCAGCATAGTACATCCACTTGTCCATATCCCAACCGTCCGGAATACGAGAGGTGTCCATTACAGAAATCTTTCCTTTACTCTTGGCAAAAGCAAGTTCTGTACGGTACATGAATACATTGTAGAGATATTGATAAGGCTTCATTCGATCCATCAAGGACCTGCTTTGGGATACGTTCGTAT